CTGCGTTAAATCAGGAGACTCTGTTTGGCACGCCCGGTCTTACACAAGTAGCTAGCGCAAGTGACATCAGTAACTGCCGTGGCGCACATGAAATGAACGGTGTGCCTTACTTTGTTATTGATGGAAAGCTATACAGTATGTCAGCCAGCTATGTTCTAACAGATCACGGTCAAATAGACGGATCTGGCAGAGTATCAATGGCTGACAATGGTACGCAGATGCTGGTTTTAGTGCCGGGAGGTAACGGCTACATTTACAACCACGTTACGGATTCGTTCGCTCAGATTACGGATGCTGACTTCACAGCTAACGGTAACCCGCAGCAGGTAGTCTATATAGATGGTTATTTTTGTCTTACTACAGATTCTAAGAAGTTTATTGTCAGTGCTCTGAATGATGGTCTGTCGTATAACGCACTAGACTTCGGTGCTGCTGAGTCGGATCCTGACGAAATTGTTGCTCCTATCGTATTCAAGAACCAGCTGTTTATCGGCGGCTCCCAGACTATAGAGGCTTTCCAGAACATCGGTGGCGCTGACTTCCCGTTCCAGAGAACAGGACTATTCTTGTCGAAAGGCATAGCGAGTCCTTTCAGCATTCAAGCTATTCAGGATACCTTCGTGTTTGTTGGCTCCGGCCAAAACGAATCTCCGGCGATCTGGGCGCTGCAAGGAAACGATGTAGTCAAGATCTCTACAACGGCTATAGACAAGGAGCTGACCACGCTCACGCAAGACCAGGTATTGAATATCTATTCGTGGAGCTACGCGCAGAAAGGAGCTTACTTTGTCGGCTTTGCGCTTCCCAGCAGCACGTTGGTCTACGACATAATCAGCAAGCGCTGGCATGAAAGAAAGTCGTTTATCGGTGGATTTCTTGGCGCTTACCGCGCCGCGTCCATGGTCAAGGCGTACAATCAGATCTGGGCAGGCGACATCATTGATGGCCGGATAGGCAGGCTGGATCCTGATGTCTATACCGAATACGAAGAGCCTATTCGCAGATCTATTGTCACACAGCCTTTCCAAAACAACATGGACGCTTTCTTTCTCCCGCAGATCGAGATGACTGTTGAGAGCGGAGTAGGCAACAGCGACTCGGTGGATCCTCAGATTGGTATGGCGCGGAGCAAGAACGGCAAGACATGGAGCGATACCAGATACCGCAGCCTCGGGCGTATCGGTGAATATGATCACCGGTGTATCTGGCGCAGGAACGGAAGAGCATCGCGGTTTGAGCTATTTAGGTTCACTATGAGCGATCCGGTAAAGCCTGTTCTTATACAACTGACCGCGAGCATTGAGGCTTCACAATGACGTACAAGCTGAACGTCGCACAGCCGATCGTGGAAGTAAACGGCACAATGAGCCAGCCTTTCCGGCAGTGGACTCAGGAGGCTTCTCTGGCGATCCCGATAGTCGGGACAGGATCTCCTGAAGGTGTCATCGAGGCTAGGCAGTACAGTTTGTACTTGGATGAAGCTGGCGGAGCTGGCGCGATACAGTATCGCAAAATGCTTCCCAGTATCGCAGGAGACAGGACGCGAGGCTGGATACTGGTGTGATAGCGAGAACCTTCAACGCAGAATTTATCAAGAGCTACATCATAGAGCATGGCGTTTTTGATGAAATATGCGAAGACGACTTCACTACCAGCGAGTGGGCACCTGACATGAACTCAGGCTGGTTCCTGCACAAAGAAGGCGATGATGTATTAGGCATCTGGATGGCGGAGCTGAGAAACGGCATCACCATCGAGATCCATCCCACGATACCGAAGAAGTACCGCGGGAAGCTGGCATACCAAGGCGCGAATGAATTTTTCGCGTGGATATGCCACAACACGAACTACCAGAAAATCAATGCGGAAATAGCTACCTGTTTCCCGAACGCGAAGTTATTCGCCATGCAGTGCGGCATGAAGGTTGAAGGCAAAATACGCCAATCCTTCAAGAAAAACGGTACAATATACGATCAGTGGATGCTTGGCATGACTAGGCAGGAACTAGAGGCACGATATGAGTAAATTGGTCAAAATACTATTCGGCGGCGAGTCTGACGAAGCCATCGAACGTCAAGAGAAGAGCAATCAGCTGCTTCGAGACTTCCTTGCTCGGCAGGAGGCTCTGGCGCGTGCTGATATCCGCAAGTCCATGCCAAGCCAATACGGCGCATTTACAGCCGGACAACAGGCAGGTCTTAATGTGTACGGTCAGGCCATGCCACTGCAGGCCCAGGCATTCACCGGAGGCAATGTTGCGGCACAGCAGGCTCTCCTGGCTGGTATGCCAATGTACGAACAGGCCATGCGGGGAAGCGATGTAAATTATGCGGCTCTGAAGCCATACGAAGGCAGCTACGATATGTCCTTCACGCAACAGCGTCTACCTGAAGCCGTGGTCAATCCAGCCTATCTTCAGGAGGCGACAACAATCGATCCAACTCCGCGAATGCTGACTCCTGAGTACCGAGATCAACAGGCACAGATGCTGCGCATGGGTAACGGAATGACTATGAGTCCAACCGCTAACGCTCTTGGCGGTACGGGACTTACACAAGCCGATATCGGTGAACTGATGCGAATGGGGCGTTTCTAATGGCCAGAATGCGAGAAATAGACACAGAAGGAATGTTGGGTGGTATCAGTATTCCTTCAGCAGAAGAGCTGGTTGTGCAGTTTGTACAGGCTAATCCAAGCTCTGATCATTCACAAATTGCAACTATGATTCAGAGAACCGGCGCAGATCTTGGAACTGTTGCCGACATGCTGAACGTACCACGAGACGTGGCTCAGCAAGCTTTTGATACTGCTGTGTCTGCTCAGACGCCTGTACAAACAGCAGCTAACGCTGCTCAGGCTGAAGTTGTTACAGCGGCAGAACAGGCCGTGGCAGAAGAGCTTTCAGGCTTAGACAAGGTTGCTAATTTTATTGCTGAAGGCAATAAAACAGATCAGCAGATTTACCGCGAGATGGTAAAGAACGATGTCAACATCAATGATATTGCCACAAAAATCAATTATCCAATTGATGAAGCTACGCAAAGATATACTCGCGCACAAGAACTAACAGAGATCGAGGATATCGTTGCTTTAGGTGCTGAAGGAGCGAGAAGAGAGTTTCCAAACGGGATTCCAGATAATTTGATTCGTCGCTACGCGCTAGAGACGGCTGACTCTCCCGCCCAAATTGCTCAAAACATGGATACTTTTGACGTATCGGTAGATGACTATTCTAGAGCAACGGGTATTCCATTGGCTCAGGTTCAAGCAATGTATGCCCAAGGAAAAGCCCCAGTTGCTAAGTCCGCTCAAGCTGGGACTGCCAATGTTGCTTCTGGGATCGCCTCTACCACAGCTGTAGGAGGCCGCGCAGGATCTGCAGGAGCAACAGGACTTTCCGGAGCAGAACGCGCCTTGGCTGGCGGTCTTATTGGAGCGGCGGGAACAATATCAGCAGCTGAGCAACAGGCTAGACAAGATTTCCTGCAAGGCGCAGTCCTGGCACAGCAGGCGCTTGAAAGAGGCGCTCAGGAGGCCACAGGCGCTGTCGGAGCTGGTACACAATTAGGTATGGGCGCTCTGGGTGCCGGTCTGGGAGCGGCGCGACAGGACATCACAGGCGGTCTACAGGCCGGTCTGGGTGCGTTATATCAAGGTCTGAGTGGTGCGCGTACCGATCTGCAGGCGGCTCAAGAGGCGGCCATGCAGCAGTATGGTGCCGGTCTCGGTGATATCACCGCGGCGAGAGATCTTGCTGCTCAGCAGGTTGGTCAGGCTTTTGGTCAAGCTGGAGGTATGTTTGATCCGTACCGACAGGCTGGCACTCAGGCGCTCCAACAGCAACTGGCACTTTCTGGCGCGTTGGGTCAGGAGGCATTCCAGCAGGCTTTCAATGAGTCTCCGCAGATGCAATTCCTTCGCGAGCAAGGCGAACGTGCAGCACTTCGCACCGCGGCTGCTCGTGGCGGGGTGGGCGGCGGTAACGTCATGAAGGAGTTGGCGCGGTACAGCACCGGCTTGGCTTCTCAGGACTTGCAACAGCAGATTGCCAATCTACAGGCTCTGGGCGCTCAAGGTCTTGGCGCCACAGGATCTGCAGCTCAGCTTGCCGCTCAAGGCGGACTATCTCAAGCGGATATCCAGACTCAGGCTGCACAACAACTGGCGGCACAGCGCGGACTGATGGCGCAGTCTCAGCTCGGCACAGGACAGCAGCTGGCAGGTCTTGGCACTCTCGCAGGCCAGCAAGGTCTGAGCGCTCTCACAGGCGCAGGACAGCAGCTCGGACAACTGGGTGTTACCGGCGGAACTCTGGGCCTACAGACGCTCACAGGAGCTGGTAGCCAGCTTGCCGACATATTGAGTGGCCGCGCTCTCGGTCAGTCTCAGCTGGCGTCACAAGCAGGTCAACAGCTGAGCGATCTCGGTCTGCAGGCAGCACTGACAAATGCCGCGATGCAGTACGGCACCGGACAAGATATCGGCGCGTACAGGATGCAGGCTGGCCGAGATATCGCAAACAACATCGCTGCCCAGATGGCTGCACTCTCTACTCTGCAAGGTCAGCAAGGAGCTGGCATGTCGGATCTGATCGGTCAACAAGCTGCAATCCTTGCCGGTCTCCAGACAGGTACAGGACAAGGCATGGCAAACCTGATCGGCGGTACTGCGGGGCAACTCTCTGGAATCGCTACCGGAACCGGAACAGCATACAGGCCTGCTGCTCTAGGCGGCGTACAGCAGACACAAGGAATTCTTGGATCGTCCGGTCAAGCAGGTCTGTCTGGGGCTATTGCTGGAGGCTTTGGCGGAGGCGGCGGGATCGCTGGCGGCGCTCAGGCTGCAATACTTTCCTCGGATGTAAGGCTAAAAGAAAACATCGAAAAGGTTGGCGTTACTCCTAGCGGATTAAATTGGTACAAGTGGTCATGGAATAAAATAGGTCAGGCTATTGCCAAAGGACAGCCTGCTTATGGTGTTATCGCACAAGAAGTGGCGAACATTATTCCTGACGCTGTCTTGATAGGCGATGACGGCTATCTCAGAGTGGATTATTCAAAGGTATAAAACATGGCCGAGAATCTATACGACATCCCAACTGCGCGGAAGAGAACAGGCAGAGAAGTATTTGGAGATATCCGAGAAGGCTTTGCTGCCGGAGTATTTGGTAGAGAGCCACGCTTTAGTAGAGAGCGTCGTCAAGAGCAGCTTACTCGGGCAACGCTTCAGGACGCGCAAGAACTGCAGAGAGATCTGGCCGGAAATAACCAGAGGCAGGCCATTGAGCGATTGGTGGATCGGGCTAACCTTCTGGAGCAAATGGGTGAGGACGCATCTGACACTTACGCATTGCGAGACATGATCATCCAAGGAAATCCTCAAAGAGCATTGAGCGAAGTAAATACATTCCTGGACGCAGCGAAGCGACAAGGACTGATCTCTGCTCCGGCTCCAATCGAGTCCAAGTACATTACAACAGATCCATCTGGCCGAATAGGAACCGTGATGCCTGATGCTTCTGGCGGTTATGTGTTCAAAGAGGCTGCAGGCGCAGGCGCACCAACTCCGCCTAAACCAGAAACCTATACCGGCGCTGATGATATTCAGAGGTATGCCACAGGCCCATACGCCGGTTACAGCGTAGGCGCGATCGCTGACATGATGCGTACAGGACGTATTGCGCAGTTTGGAGATCCCGTGCCTAGCGCTCCGCAGGCCGAACAAGTGCGTCCGCCTCTGAGAATGCAACAGCCTGCACCGGACAGTTATGCTGGTCTGAGCGCTCAGGAGGCAGCCATACTTCGTGCTGAGCAAGAACAAACAAGACTAGAGCGCGAGCGTGCTGCTGCTGAAGAAGCAAGGCGAGCCGCTGAAGAAGAAAGGCGAACCGCTCAGGAAACAAGAGCCGCTCAAGCAGCGGAAAGAGAACAGCGTGAAGCGGATGAGCGGCAGTCTATGGTTCAGAACGAGGCCATGATGGCGCTCGGTCTGTTGCGTGGCAGGCTGCTGAACCCAGCGGTTTACAGCGAAAAGGTCTACAAGGCCGCAACTGGGCCGATCGAAGGTTCGGCTGAAGGCGCAAGCTGGACAACGTACCTTCCTTTTGGCGCAAGCCCGCAGCAAGTGCAAAGCTTTGCCGATGACTTCGATAACCTGAACAGCCTTCTGACTATGGGTAACTTGGGACGCATGACCGGCGTATTGAGCGAAAGTGATATCCGTCTGATTCGGGACGCCGCTAGTGGTTTGAAGAGAACCAGTGATCCAGCTCTTCTCAGAGCAAGAATGAGCGAAATTGAGCGAATTCTATCTAATCGCCTGAAAGAAAAATTCGATATGACTGATGAGGAAATCGACGCTGCTCTGCCAACATTCTCAACTGGTCAAGGTGGAGCATTCGACGCACTGATAAATGCAGGATTTGGAGTATCAGGCTAATGGTGACACGCGCAGAAATACTCGCAGGACTACAAGAAGCAGTAGACACCCGCAGAGAGAACGAGTTGAACGAAGAAAGCCGCGCTCTGCTGGATGCTGCGATTAGTGATGGTCTCATTATTCCGCGTAGAGGTGTAATGGGCGCTGTCCGCGAGGCTGTTTCTCCGCGTTTCCAAGAAGACTACCCAGAGGTAGAGCTTTCTCTTCGTATGCCAACAGATCCGGCAGAGGCTCAGTCATATATCGATGAACTGGGCTCGAGTCCGTGGATCGAGGCTGGTAAAGGCTTGTTTGGAAAGTACGTCGGTGCGCAGGTCACAACTGACAGATATGGCCGTCCGATTGTTGAGACTCCAGCTGGTGAGCGTCGTTACCTGAACCGAGGCGGATTGAGTATCGGTGATATACCACGCGCTGTCAGAGGTACAATGGGATTTATTAAAGAGGCTGCACCGTACATGACCGGCGGCGGTATTACGCGTCCTGCAGCTCAGGTCGCCTATCAAGGCGCTGTCGGCCTGGCTACAGAAGGCGTAGAGCAGCTTGGCCGCTCTATGGCCGGAGAAGATGTCGAGGTTAGCAGGCTTGCGACGACTCCTTTGCTGGTGATGGCTGGTGACGTGTTCGGTCGTGGTTTATTCAACATCGGCGCAAGAGTATATAACAGGCTGACAGGTAAGCGTGCGGCTGCCGTTGCCAATGTTCTTGACGAAAGAACAGGTCAATTCAAGCCTGAAGCAATTCGCGAAATGCGGCAGACCGCAAGCTCTCAGGACATCGACAATCAAGTATTCAACGCGATGATCGACGAGGCAGAGTCTGGAGCTTTAAACGCTTCGCAGATGCAGCAATTTGCCAGAATGATGGATGAGTACATTACATCTGGCCAGGCAACTCCAGCGCAGATGGAGCGCTATAACCTGTTTAAACGTATGGGAATTGAGCCTACACGCGCACAGGTTACCAGAACTGCTGACGACTTTACCGTGCAGCAGGATCTTGCCAAGGAAACAGGATCAGTGCGGTCTGCTCTGGAATCACAACAGCAGCAACTTCGCAGAGCGTTTGAAACTGCCGAGGCTGGAACTGGCGGCGCTGTTAGAGCAGAGACTTCTCCGTTACAGCAGGCGGTTATCGATAAAGCATTGAAGCTTGATAACGAGATCAGCGTTCTCTATCAGCGTGCCAATGAAATGTATCCAGATACACCATCGATTGATATCCGCGGATATATTCGGGCGCTGCTGGACAACAAGATTTACAATCAGAAGTCTGGAGGCACATACGCTGCGCTGATTGGACAGATTAAACGAGACTTCGGTGTTGATATCACAAAGCTTGACGATCCTATTATGGTGACTCCGCGTCAGGCAGAGACAATCCGCCAGACAGCCAATGATCTATACGCTCCAAACACCGCTCTTGATGGAACTGCTTCTACTAGCAACAGGATAATTAGCGACGTTAAAGAAGCGCTCGATCAGGATGTAGGACTCGCTCTTGGTGATGATGCGTATGAAACTGCCAGAAATGCCTACGCCGAGTTTAGGCGCGGCCTGGATCCAGATCAGCTGAGCAAATTCTCACGAAACCAGAAGAGCCTGATTCGTGACCTGCTGGAAGAAAGGATCCCAGCGGAGCGCGTTTTTGAAAGAGTAGTCGCGTCGAAAGGCTACACTGCTGCAGATCTGCGTGCGCTGAAAAATTACATTGTAGGTCGAGAAGGAACTATCAATCCTGTCGGGGCTGCTGCGTGGCGAGACCTGAAGGCTGAGACTATTGCCTACATTAGAGACAGCGTCTTCAAAGGCCCGCTTGACGAGCTTGGTGGTCAGTCACTGTCTAGAGCTGCGCTGGAGAACATGCTCAACACTAGGATTGGCCGCGACAAACTGAAGATTATCTTCAATAAAGACGAGCTGCAATTCCTTGACGATATGCTTTCGCTGAGCAAAATTATTGAGCCAATCGGTGGTAAAATACAAGGATCTGGGCCAACTGGCCAGGCAGTACAACAGCTGGAACGGACTGTACGCGGCATGGCTGGCCGTCTCAGCCAAGGACTATTGGACATGGCTGGATCTATTATACAGTCTGCCCGACGCGCTGGCGCAGAAAGGCGGGCAGTATCTGGTGCCGCTCCGATTGCAGAGCGAGTAGCAGAGCAGGCGGTGAGAATAAGCCCACGCGTTGGAACTGCTGGCGGAACAACTGGCGCGGTAACTGCCGCAACGCTGAATGAGGAAATGAGATAATGGCACGATTCGGTGAGATCAACGCACAATACTTTGACGATGCTGGTGATCCGCTAGGCAGTGGAAAGCTGTACTTTTACGAGTCTGGCACCACGACTCCAAAAGTAACATACGCCGACATCAACTTTACGGTTCCGAACCCGCATCCTGTTGTGCTGACGGCTGCAGGTCGCCAGCCTAACATTTTCTTCAATGGCAATGCAAAGGCGATTCTGGCTGACAAGAATGACGTGCAGATCCTGAGTCGGGATCCTGTAGGCGAGACCGCGTCAAGCTTCGGTGATCCGTGGGTTGCTACTAGGATCTATTCTACCAATTCTGTTGTCATCGGTAGCGACGGCGTTTATTACCGATCCTTGGTATCTGCAAATCAAAATAACAATCCGACAAGCACCAGTGGGTACTGGACGCTCCTGTACTCAGTCGAGTGGAACTCAGGCATTACCTATTCTGCTGGAGACGTGGTTCTTTATGGATCAACTCAGTATCAGTCTCTGCAGTCTTCAAATCTAAACAACAACCCAGCATCTGCCACAACTTACTGGGCTCCACTAAACTTCATGTGGGTAGCCACAGCGACTTACTCTGAAGACCAGAACGTAGTCGGCACAGACGGTATTCTGTATACATCTCTCCAGAACTCTAACACTGGTAACGATCCTGCTACGTCACCTTCTTACTGGGTAGGCACTTCAGCAGCGGCAGCAGCCAGTGCTACGGCAGCGGCTAATTCAGCCACAGCAGCAGCAGCTAGTGAAACAGCGGCAGCAGCATCGGAAACCGCAGCGGCAGCGAGTGAGACGGCAGCAGCAGCATCCGAGACAGCAGCAGCGGCTAGTGAGAGTGCAGCAGCCACAAGCGAAACAAATGCAGCAGCAAGCGCCTCAGCAGCTTCTACGTCAGAAACAAACGCAGCGGCGAGTGAGACAGCGGCGGCAGCGAGTGCCAGTGCAGCTTCTACCTCTGAGACTAACGCAGCAGCGAGTGCTAGTGCGGCTTCTACTTCGGAAACCAACGCAGCAGCCTCAGAGACAGCAGCAGCGGCTTCAGAAACGGCGTCAGCGGCCTCACAGAGTGCAGCGGCTACATCAGAGACCAATGCGGCTAACAGCGCGTCAGCGGCCTCTACAAGCGCCTCAAATGCGTCTACCAGTGCCACAGCGGCAGCCTCTTCAGCTACAGCGGCAGCAGGATCGGCTACTTCAGCGGCCAGCTCTGCTACAGCAGCAGCCGGATCGGCCACGGCGGCAGCGGCCTCATTTGATGAGTTTGACGACATTTACCTTGGCGCAAAGTCTACGGCGCCAACTGTAGACAATGATGGCGATCCGCTAGTAGCGGGTGCTTTGTACTTCAATACTGTCTCTAACACGATGTTTGTCTACTCAGGCTCATCGTGGGCAGCCGCAGGTAGTGCAGTAAACGGCACAGCAGAGCGTCAAGAGTATGTCGCTACTTCAGGCCAGACTAACTTCTCAGCTACCTACGATGTGGGCTTTGTTGATGTCTACTTAAACGGCTCTAAGCTGATTCCTACCACAGACTTCACAGCTACCGATGGTGCTACGATTGTTTTAACCACAGGCGCAGTAACAGGCGATAACGTATCTATCATTGCCTACGGTGCGTTCAATGTAGCTGATGTGTACACACAGGCTCAGAGTGACGCTCGATACACACAGCAATCAAATAACCTGTCTGATCTTGATAGCGCAGCCACAGCTCGAACTAATCTTGGCCTTGGCTCGATTGCCACAGCGGCAACAAGTGACTACGCAGCTACCGCAAATAACTTATCTGACCTAGCAGATTCTGATGCAGCTCTAACTAACCTTGGCCTTACTGCCACAGCAACAGAGCTTAATTACGTTGATGGTGTTACGTCTAACATTCAAACACAGATAGACAACATTGATTCTTTGCCAAGTCAAACAGGTAATTCTGGTAAGTTTTTAACGACAGACGGATCGGCAGCTTCTTGGGATGCAGTAGATGTTTCTTCTGAAATAACAGGAACATTACCTGTAGCAAATGGCGGTACTGGCGCAACTACATTGACCGCGAATAGTGTTCTATTAGGTAATGGAACATCTGCCCCATTAACGGTAGCACCAAGTACGTCTGGTAATGTTTTAACTTCTAATGGAACAACTTGGCAGTCTGTAGCTCCTGCTGGTGGTGGGGCTTGGGAATTAATTTCTGCTACAAATTTAACAGGAGTTAGTACGGTTACTCTTACCTCTGGGGTTACTTCAAATACTTATTCTCAATACAAATTAGTATTTAGTGAAGTTGTGCCTCAGGGTACAAGTCCAATTATACGACTTCAACGGGGAGGCGCTACAAAAACTACAAACTATGACTATTTTTTTCTACAAAGCAACTATACTTTTGCGAATTTAACTTCTAGAACCTATTTAGGATGGGGGCCAAACCAACCTACTGGTGTTAGTAGTAGTTATGAGGTTAATGTTTGGGCAGAAAATAAACACTCATTTAATGATTATTATATTTACTACACTATAAGCGGAGGATATCAAATCATAACAGGTCGTCATTACGATTCAAATACTGATAGCTTAACAGGTTTTGAGATTGATCAATCCGGTGGTTGGAACTCTACAAACGGCGGCTATCTTTACCTTTATGGTCTTAAAAATTCTTAGGAGTAAAACATGACTCGTTTTCATTCAATAGATGGAATAAAAATCCCGTTTACTCCCGAAGAAGAAGCTGAATGGGACGCCAAAGAAGCAGAGTGGGCAGCAGGCGCTAATGACCGCGCTGCTGCTGAGATTCGCACAGAGCGAGATGCTAAACTAACAGAGTCAGACTGGACACAGGTAGCAGACGCGCCAGTAGATAAAGCAGCATGGGCGACATACCGCCAAGCATTGAGAGATATTCCAGAGCAAGCAGGATTTCCTAACGAAGTCACTTGGCCTACAGAACCAGAGGTATAACGATGAGCAAGTCACGAGACATAGCCGATAGCGCGGCAACGATTAACTACATTGACAATGTTACCTCTGACGTACAGTCTCAGCTTAACACGCTGACTACTGCGGTAGATAACATCTCTGTTACCAGTGGCACACTAACCAAGACCTTCACTACTGGCGAGTCATCTACCATAAACCTGACTAGCTCAGTGCTTGCGCCTGTTGTTTCTGTGACTAAAGAAGTCCCCCAAACAGGCGTAACGAATAATTCTTGGGACGTCAACTCAACTGCTGAAAACTACACCAGAGTAAATAGCGCTCCTGCGACTACGTTGGACTTTGTTGCGTTTGGTGTCTCTACTGCCACGTATTCTCAAAACTTTTCCGTATCTTCACAAGATACAACCCCACAAGATATAGCGTTCAATACAGACGGCACCAAGATGTTTATTGTTGGTTTCGCAGGGCAAGACGTAAATGAATATACTCTTAGCACAGGCTTTGATGTATCAACAGCGACTTACTCTCAGAACTTTTCCGTATCTGCACAAGAAACATCCCCAAGAGGAATAGCCTTTAACACTGATGGAACCAAGATGTTTATTGTTGGCAATGCTGGAGATGACGTCAACGAGTACACACTAGGCACAGGTTTTGATGTTTCTACTGCGACATACTCTCAAAACTTTTCAGTAGCAACAGAAGACACAGGCCCATTCGCAATAGCCTTCAACACCGATGGCACTAAGATGTTTATTGTTGGCAGTACTGGACAAGATGTCAACGAATACACACTAGGCACAGGTTTTGATGTTTCAACGGCTACTTTTGTAGATGCCTTTTCAGTATCTGCACAAGACACAAACCCAAGAGGAATAGCCTTTAACACCGATGGAACAAAGATGTTTATTGTTGGAACTGATGGAGATGACGTAAACGAATATACATTAGGAACAGGATTTGATGTTTCAACAGCAACATACTCCCAAAACTTTTCCGTATCTGCACAAGAAGCAACTCCATTCGGAATAGCCTTTAATGCTAATGGGACTAAAATGTTTATTGTTGGCGATACTGGAGATGACGTAAACGAATACGATCTAAGCTATTCTTCTTTATTACTCGGCACAGGCTCATTCGCCTCAGCAGACGTAGGCAAGACAATCTACGCTAACTCTGGTGAGTTTATCCTCACATCTACAGGTGGTGCCTTTGTAGAAACCACAGCACCTACTTCATACGCCCAAGTAGCTTCAGGTGATTGGGAGATGTACGCCTTAGTGTATAACACCACTGATGGTGATTTGGAGTTGAGTGGAACTGTTGTTGGGGTTTTTGATATTTCAACGGCTTCTTTTTTACAATCTTCACCCGCACTTTCGG